CCCACTCCACGGAAAGCTTGTATTTGAAGACGTTTAGGTCCATGCTGAAGATAGTCTGCGATTGCATATTGTGCACGGGTAGGGTTAGGTAGATCAAGTTCTGCCCACAAAGCTTGTAGGAACAACTTAAAATCATTCTTTAACAGTTCTAATGTATTCATCGTTTCTCCACGTTTTAGGTCCATTAGGTTTGTCTTGTAGGTGTTGTTTTGTTGTAAAATTAGACCGATCTTTGACAAACAATGGATCGTGTACAAGCGATTCATATTGTATATCAAACCACCGTTCTTGAGGTAACTCATTCTTGAGTTGCTCAATATATGTATAACAATGATCGATAAATGTACTATAAAATTTAGGATCGTTACTATAATCTTTATACCATTCAACACGCTCCATGCTTTTAATTATATCATGTTTATTGCGATACATAAAAGCAAACTGAGCTGTAGGAAATATAAACGATAGTTCAATAACAGCCTTAAGTAAAAAAGGAGCTTGAATAACACTGTTCATAGGTATGTTAATGTTGTATTCAAGCTCATCAATAAATGTTCTCTTTGTTTGTCTGGCTATAATATGACTAGCAAGCCGTGAGCCTGCTCTCTGAGGGCCTGTAACAAAGATTGGGTGGGTCATAGGTACAATCTAGCGTGGAAGGGGTAGAAAGAGCTTACAGACGGCCTGTAAAGGATGTAGGTAATCTAGGTTTAGTTTTGGTAACTACAGCATCATCTGGCATAGACACTCTATATTCAGGATCCATAATCTGACGTGTCCTTTCTCGTTCTTCTTTACGCTGGCGGCTAAAATTAATAAGAGCAGCCCCACCAGTAAATCCAATTGCCATAGGGGTGGCTACTGGAGCTAATGCAGGGACAAGAGCAGCTAAACCTGCAACACCACCAAGACCACTAATATCACGCTCTGTTTGAGCTATATCATCAGTACGTGGTGTTGTTACAGCAGCTTGTACAGAACCAATGTCACCAATAGCACCTAAAACTCCAAACGTTGTAGCTGTGCTTATTAAACGGTTAGGAAAGGATAACCTTACTGACCCTCCAACTAATTTTGGTTTAACAAGCTCTTGATAACTGCCAGTAATTGCCGGTTGAATAGCAGGACTGCGTGCAATTTTACGCATTTCTGCAATTTCTGCCTGTGTATTATCAGGCATATAAGCACGTTCTAGTCCTGGAATTTTCCGGATAGCTTGTACACGAGGTGCATCTGTAGCCTTGCCGATTTCAAAATCTGCAAGTTGGGGAGCAATACGTGCGTCAAGGGCTTCAAACAAAGCTTTTTCGTCAGCAATTTCAGCAGGCGAAAGATCACTAGCGTATCCTGCTGTACCAAATCTATGAGCAGTGGTGCTTGCGTCAGGGTTTTTACCAATACCAGAAGCACGTTCTAGACCAGTTGCACGGTCGTCAGCTTTGTGTGCAAAATTAGATAGTGCTGTATCACCACGGATAACACCCCTTTCACCCGTAGCTTGGCCGAATCTCATGCCGTATTTGTCTTGCAAACGCTGAATAGCGCCGCGAACAACATCCCCTTCAGCTCTTGCTAAGGTGCTACCACCTGTCCGTTGTTGAACTAAATGGTGGATAGTATCATCAGCAAGTAACTCCCACGCCTTCATGGTGCTCATTTCCATGCGGCGAATAGCGTTTGTTAGTTTTTTAGCGTCTCCACCGGCGGCTTCAATGGCTTCAGGGTAAGCTTGAGGATCAAGGTCCAAATTGCTTACCGCTTTTCTAACTTTTTTGAGTAGTGATGGCTCACGACCTGTTGCCTTACGTTCAGCAATTAGATCGTTTTCTAAACCAACCAACAATTCTCTAGCATAGTCATGCAACTGGGCTAGTTCTTTATCCATTAAGCAATATGCTCCAATAAAA